CTGCCCAATATGCGGCAGATGTCTTCCCCTTCGCGATGTTTTTTGCGTGGCGTTTCTTGAATGACGCCCGCTTAGCTTTGTCTGCAGCACTCTCACCTTTGCGCGGACGCTTCGTCTTAGCGCCTTGCTGGCCAAAACGAATGAGCTTCGCTTTATCGCCGTCTTTAATGACAACAGCGTGAGACTTGCCGCTCGGATGGTTCGGCGTGCGGATGGGCTTATCAAAGCCCGCAAACGTATGGCCACCGCGTTTGATGCTCATCGCTTTTTGTTGTAGCGGGCATAGATCGCAGCATCAGCGGTTCTCGCCTTGCCACCTTTCATGTAGGCATTCACCCGGCCCATAGCCCAAGCTGCCATCGGAACATTGCGTGATCCGCTCGCAAGGTAAGCACCCTGACCTTTGCGGTAGACCTCGGCCAGCTCGCCGTAAAAGAAGCGAGACTTCTCAGCCTTTTCTTTTAGCGTTTTTTTTGTTGCGGCGCTTAGTGGTTTTGCTTTTGGTCTTGCCACCTTGCTTAGCCCTCGATGCGGAAACAGCTTTGATGTCGATGAACTCCCCAGCCTTGTAAGCCTCGGCAGTTCGCTTGATCTCACGGGCTTTGGCAGCGCGGTTCTTCGCACCTGACAGGTACTTCTTAGGCAGGCCGGTGGCCTTGTCCTTCGGAACGCGCCGCTGTTTCCGTGCCATTACTTTTTCTTGCCGCCCTTCTTTTTCTTTTTCTTAGGCGGACGGCCCATTTTGGAGCCGTAGGTGCCGGGTCCGCTAGGCATCACTCAGCCTCCGAAGGTGCTTCCTTTTTAGCGGCTTTCTTCTTAGCCGTGGCTTTGGGCTTGGCCTCTTCGCCTTGCGCCTTGAACTGATACTTGCTGGGGAGCGTCATCAAACCAACAGGCAGGTACAACAAAAGATTAACGCTTGCGCCGTTTTCTAGCTTCCTTGAATGCAATCGCTGCCGCTTGCGAACGGCTTTTGCCTTCACGCATCAGCCTGCGAATGTTCTCAGAAATAACTTGCTTGCTGCTACCGCGTTTCAGGGGCACCGTACTTTGCTTGCAGCTGCTTTAAAGTTAGTTCTGACCCGTCCTTGCTGACGAACTTGCCCAAGGCTTTCTCTGGTGAATCTTGCTTGAGCAAGCTGCGAAACAGTCTGGCCTTGCCTTTGCCGCCCAAGGCTTTCTCTTGATCTGCTGCTGATTGCTTGGCAATCCATTGTGGATATGTCGTGTCAGACGGGACAAGGCCGCCAAGCGCCGCACGTTGCGTCCGCTCCCTGAAATCACCCTCGGCTTCAGTCTTTGTGATGAACACAATGGTTGAACGACATCCGAAATGTTGCGGCGGCTGCGGTCCCTTGCCGAACTTGAACACCTTGCCATCAAGGGATTGGCAAATCGGTGTCGTCTTTAGATCTAACACCGCCCGATAGCGATACGAATCAATGACGTCCTGGTTCGCGATATAAACCTGCTGGTTGACCGTGTTCGTCATCTGCGTGACAGAGGTTCGGATCAGTGCCCGGATCTGCGAGTCAGCAAGCGTCGTCAGTTCACCACCCTTGGCGATCGTTGCGCCGATGTTTGCCGTGTCAGCAAGCTGCAAGTTCCCACGCAACCTTTTGACCATGTCCCGCATGTTCTCCCCCGTCAGCATCCCGTTCTGAACGGTGACGCGGAACTTGTCAGCAGAAGATTCGGCCAGCTGTCTAAATCCAGTGCCAAGGGTTTTGCCATTGGGCAGAACAAGGGCAGCGCCTTTGCCAGCGTCCAACGTGACAAGGCCAGGCGCTTGACCACGGATCTGCTGTTCAAGGCTTGGCTGCAACACAGCCGCGCTGATGTCTGTTGGGTCAGCCAGCACAACAGACCGCGCAAAGTCCGGCGTGATCTCAACGCTGCGGACAGTGTCAGCCAAGCTCGGCTTCACTACATCTTTGATCTGGCCTGAGATGAAGTCAGCCTGCAGCCGGGCCAAGCCGTTCAACTCCTGCACTGCATAAACAGAGCTATCCCCAGCCCATGTCTCAAGGCTTTCGCGTACCTGAGCCAACAGAGCGTTCAACCTGGCCGCTTCCCTGGGGTTCAGCGAACCCACGTCATCAAGCTTCTGCAACGCATCAATCACGATGTCGTTGTACGCCCGCATCACATTCAGCGCGACGTGATTGCTGTATCGGTTCAGGTCAATCGCCTGTCGGTAAAAGGCTTCAGGCTCGCTCATGACGGCTCTAAGCCAACATCTTCAGAGCTGGCAATGCAGACGATCGAAACATCAGCGCCACCCCGCAAAGCTTCACCGACAATCCCTGAGAACTCAGCGACTGCCTCTAAATCGTCCTGATAGACAACCGCCTCATTGACTGCACAGATCTGACCGGCAGCGAACCAAGTAATCCGAATGACCGCAAAGTAATTGTCTTTGAGCTGATCCTTGGTGAAGAACAGCAGCTGCTTTCTGTTCGGGTTCGGCTTACGCAGCCTGCTCATCCAGCCCATCCTCATCCTCTAGTTCCGCTTCTGGCATTGTGGCCTCTTCAGCCTTAGCCAAGGCAGGTTCAGGTTGCTGCATCTCGATTAAGCCACCGGACTGCGTTGCATCTAGCTCCTGCTCAACGTCGAAATCGTCGCCAAGGACTTCACCCATGGACAGCTGCTTTAACAGTGTCTCTTGAGTGATGGTGCCTGCGGTGTAGAGCTGCAGCAACGCTTGGATCTCCTGCGGTTCAAGGCGATCACCTAAGAAGTCGCGATTTACAAAGCTGCTGCCAGCTTGCGGCTGCTGCATGTACTGCGCATGAAACCGCAGGCAGTTGTCAATCAGATCCTGCATCTGCTGAGCGATCACCATCATCGTGGAGTCGCCTTGGCTGCGGTCGATCCGCTTAGCTTCTGCCGTCTCTGCGCTGAGCTTCTGGCCCAACACAGCAGCAAGACCCAAATCGTTGATCTGATTGGCGATCTGCTCTAGCCGCTGGAACTGTGCGCTGTAGCTGTTGCCCGATGGCTCAATGTATTGCGCTGATGCACCTTCAGGCAGCGCCATTGCTTCACCAGGGCCTGCGCTGATCTCCTCTGCTGACTGCGGGAACCCGAAGATCGCCAGCATCGGCACCGCGCTGATATGCAGCTGGTTATCAAGGTCAGATTGAACCTGATAAGCCTTGAGGTTCAGCTCGGCAATGTCCGCCAACGGTGGCCGTGACTCAAGGACACCGACGCGGTTGGAATAAGCGACAGCAAACGGAATCTCACTAAGGCTCGTCGTCCCTTCATCGATAAGAACAAAGTCGCCTTTCTTGTCCTTCTGATGGATCTCAAAAGCGCCAGGCGTTAGGACGCGCACCTGTTGCACCTGCTTTTCGCCGTATAGGCCATCAGGAACGGTGATTTCTTCCATCAGCCGCAGCTGGGTCAGCTGTTGCTTGCCGTCTTTGATCTCAGAGCGCCAGCCCAAGATGTCCCGTGGCGTGTACTGAGTCCAGTAAGGCCGCCCGTTTTCCCCAGCCTTGGGGGCATCAACTAAGACGCCAACGTGTCCATACCGGATGCACTTGCGGGCTGTTTCGTAAGTCCAAACGTTCAGGTCATTGCCCTGCAGGTCAACATCAAAGAGCTGCTCAGTGACAACATCGCTAACGTCTTCAAGCCGCACGGGCTTACGGGTCAACATGCCCGCCAACATCCGCTCAAGCCTGCTGTAAAAAGGCGCAAGCGTTGAACGCATCAGCCTGTTGTCATAAGCCTCATCCAGCTCTCTTGGTTCTTGTGGCAGATATTTTCTGTGCCCTTTTCTGATGCCGTAGGTGCCCTGCAAAAGTGCTTCAATCAGCAACCAATGCGGCTCCATGTTGACGTAAGCCGTGTTCGGGCTTTCCACCGTCGTGACGTTGCCAACACGTTGGCGACCTGAAAAACCTGAATACACAGCTAACCCCGCCTGATGGCTGCAGTTTAGTAAAGCCTGATTCCAGTACCACGGCCAGCGCGGGCATTGAATGGGCTGAACTCTCTAACGACTAAATAGCCAAAAGCATCGTTGAGGTGGTCATATCCGGCTTCTTTGTCTGGCTCACCCTTGCTGTTCCACGATTGCAGCTCAAGGCATTCGATCAATCGTTTGCACTTGTGGGAAATCTGCACTCTTACCTGGCCTTTGGAGTTCTCCAAAAGGCCCTGAACAGCAAGAACCCGATCACGGACGGCAGGATTTGAGCGCGGCGATTGATTACTGAACCCATAGGACTCCAAGATTTGAATGTCCGTTCGTGAGGCATTCGTGCTTCTGTTGCCGCCTGATGCGTCAGGGTAGACATAGATGCGACGGTCGGGAAATCGTCTTTGTATTTCTTGTGCCAGGGCGTCGGTGTCATGCGCACCGCTGATCTCGTCGATCAGGAGAAGCTGGTTTCCGAGACGGCAGCCGATCACCGCGTTGGTGTTCGTCACGTTGAAGTCGATCCCGATTCTTAGGGGCTCGTTATCGACGTTTGGCAGTTCTGTGATGACGTGCTTGGCGCGGTCGAAGCGGTCGTAAACCTGACCAGTATTCAGGTTGACGAAAACGCCGTCTAAATAAGCTTTGATCAACTGCTCTGGGTAGTTCTCCAAGAGCGAGTCAATGAACCCCTCAGGAAGGTAGGGGTTATCTGATGTTTTAGCGCGGATCAGCGCGGTGTCATCGCTGGCGTTCTTCTCGAACGTCTCGTAAGCCCAGCCGAAGCCTTCAGGCGTGGTGGCCGCATAAAACTGCTGCACGTTGCCATCGCGCAAACGGGCCAGGGCCATGCGCATGGCTTGGGTGGCGACGTTCTTGTTGGCGGTGTCTGCTTCATCGAAGCCGACTGCACAGAGGTTCTGGCCACGGATGCGGTTGGCCGTTTCCATCGTGCGCAGAAGGATGGTGTGGCTGCCTTCTGCGAAATGCAGGGTGTATTCCGGCAGCGGACTTACACGGAAATCAAAAGGGATCTCCCACTTCTCCAACAGCTCATCCATGGTTCGCTGCAGGATGTCGCGCAGCATCGGCGCTATGGGTTCAAACAAGGCCGAAACATGGCCCACATTCATGGCAGCCATGTGAACTGATTTGCAAACCAGCCCGTAGGTTTTGCCTGCACCAAAGCCGCAGACCAAGCCAAGTTTGCGGTGCTCTGTGTCTTCGCAAAAGGCGACTTGATGCGGCAGCATCCCTTGCTGAACGCGGGCTAGGGCTTCAGCTGCTGTGGGCTTCTCGAAGCCTTGGATGTCATCAACAAAACCCAGCAGGGGTTCGTTGCTGGTGATGCCTGTGAGCAGTGGCATCAGATGTCAAAGCGCAGCAGCTTGGCCTGAGTCTCTAGGGCCTTGATTGCTGTCTGCAAGTTGTCGTCACGCCCTGCGCGTTTTTCATATTGCACAAGCCGCGAAATTGCAGCGGCCAACCATTCTGGCCGTTCGATCTCTGAGTCTTTAGCGATGAGCTGTCTTGCGCGTGCCAAGTATTCATCAGCTTGACGAGGTTGGACACCCCACTCATTCGCGGCGTATTGCACGATTTCAAAGCGCGAATATGACTGCAACAACAACTTGTAGACAGTGTTTACGCGCTCTTCAATTTCTGCGTTAGTTGACTTCTTTCCCATGCCCTGAAGCTAACAGGGGTTTGAGGCAAGGCTAGCTCAACTGGGTGGCCGTTTGGAATCGTGCTGAATGCGTTCTTGAAAGTCTTGTTCTTCCTTTTGCTTGCCGTACATCCAAGCGTCAGTGGACTGCCCAGCTTTAGGGCCATTGGGCTTGAGCTTGGTGACCTTGAAGGTTGTGGCTGGCTTCCAGGATGGTTTTTTACGGGGCATGGCTTGTGTGTGCTTTTTGCCAGTAGTGCTGGAGTTGGAGAATCTTTGGCTCAACCAAGTGGTGTGAGCTGACTACGCCGACAAAGGCACCAGGGCCATCACCGACTTGAATCCTCACGCAACCATCGTCGAGGGTGCGGATTTTGGCTGCGGGCATAGGCCGCTCTGAGGCGTCGTTCATATTCGAGCCAGGCGTTGAGATCATTTTGATGCTGAGCTGCTTGGGCGTAAGCGTCTTGATTCATGGTTGTGAAATGTGGTGTCGGGGGATGGATCAGCACAACACCGAGCCGCCCTGCCTTTCCCTGAGGCCACTCAGGGTGTTGTATAGCTTTCAGCCTGCTGGGGGAAGAGTCAGGCGTCAGGCTCCCCGACGTGTGATTAAGGCCAGCTACTGCGAACAGCAGCAAGAACAGCAGCAAGTCCTTTTTGAGGCGGCTGCTCATTGACGGCTAGCTGAATAGCCAATTCCAATAAAGCTCTAGAAGTAGCAGTACGACTCATGCCTGAAGCCTTGGCCAATTTTTTCAAACGGTCGTGATGCCATTCATCCAAACGGATGCCGACCTGCATGGCATAAATCATCAGTCGTACTCCTCCACGGTGCAGGAGAAGCCAGCATCCTTGGCGTCTTGCACCAGCTGGTCACGCTCATGGCGTGTATAGGCCCATTCAGTCCATTCGAGCTTGCCGTCAAGTTTGGCTTCGACGTAATAGCGGGTTGCAGGTTCCATAGCTTTCAGCTTTAGAAGGTTTGTAGCTTCAAGCTGATCTTGGTGCTGCTGGAAGGACTCGAACAGGTCGAGCATGTAGTTGTGATGATCCATGGCTCAGAGATCCTCCTCAGTGCGTTGGATCTTGACGCTGACCTCTTGCTCAGGGATAGCGTCAAGGAACATGTCGTGAAGCTCGCCAAAGAGTTGGCGTTGATATTCGTAGGTTTGGCTTCTTTTGTTGTCCATCCGCCTGCTCACCGTCGTGCGGTAGCTCCTGCGCATTGATTGGTTGGCGTTGCGGTCAGCTTGCATTTCAGCGATTTGAAATGCCTTGGCGATCAAGTACAGATCAGCAACGCTGCAGTCGATTTGAACTTGCATGGTGTTGAGGTGCTGTGCGGTCTCCCGCTTGATCACAATATGGCATACCAGGCAAAGGGCGTCAACCCTCAGCAGCAAGCGCACAGATCACCGTGCAGATGATGCCCTCAAGCTTTGAGGCAGGCACACAGCTGTATTGACGCATCACAGCCGTCATGGCGCGGTCAATCGAATCACGGCCTTGGGAGACAACAACAGGCTTGTAGTCCTTCACAGGCTCAACAGAGTCCAGCTCAG